GTGTTTCTCAAGGTGCTGCATCAGCCTGCCCCCAGCCGCGAGCGCAAGGGGGGGGTCGGCGCGGCCAGCAGGCCAGGGCCAGCACCGGCGCGGCCAGCAGCCTGTGTGCAACTTACACGCGCCTGTGGATTGCTGGTTAGTGACTGCTTGCGTGCGGTGCCGCATGGCTGCTGGAATCGACTGATCGTTATCAAAAGCCTAATCGCTACATTGTCCATTATGTTAAGTTATTCCAGGCATACGACAGTGCTTATACACAGAAATGGCCATTATCCACAGGCAATCCCCTCTGATCTGTGGATAAGTGGTCACTTATTTGCTCTCGCCTGTGGATAACTCGACCTCAATGACCTCGGCATGGCGCAGCGCGTCCATGCGCATTGAGTGAATGTTGACCTGGACCTGCGCCTGTTTGGTGCCGTAAACGCTCGGTTTCCACTTCTCAGCCAGCCACTGGCGCGTTTGGATGCGGACGCGAGCGTGCGCGGCGTGCTCGGGATCGGCGCTGTCCGCTATCGCCAGCGTCTCACAAGCCAACTCATCGGCTGCTTTTGCGCGCGCACGGGCGATCATATCAGGACGATCCTGATCTTCGATCCACGTCTCTAACGCCTTGCGCCCAATGCCCAACTCAATGCAAATCGCCGACATTGGTTTGCCAGCCTCGACCATTGCAAAGATCATCTCTTCTGGCAGTTCCTCCAGCAAAGCAATGTCGCGTCTAAATTTAGGTCTTCCAGGCATGTTTTTAGCCCTTTCCAAAGGTTTTAACGCGCTCAAGTACCCAACCCCAGCATCTGGCACAAAGTGCCTTAAATCGCTCGATTTTGTCCATGCTTAAATTTCTCCGCAGTTTTGCTGTCAAACATTTTAGGTTCCTTCGATGGTTGCGAGAGATCCAAGTCATTGACAAAGTCATCAAAGCCTGTTTCACCTCCCAGTTTCTCCACCTTGACCACCACCGGGTCATACTTAGCGTACCTGATCTTGGCCTCAACCACTGCCTGGTTGATCTCGGCCTCAATCAGCAGCTCGATCTCCTCCATAGACCAGACGTGCTGCCCGGTAACCTCTGGACGATTCTCCCGATACCAGGTTGCATCTTGCTTGGTGGCGACCACCACCATCAGTTTCCCATCTTTGCCAACATGCTCCACCGCGCCCACGGCTGGCCGCACAGGCACTGCGTTACGGTATGCCCAAGCCTCGAGCGCCTGGTAAGCCCTGACCATCCCGGCTGCCGACTTTTCGAGCTTCTCGCTATCCCTGGCCTGACAAGCAGACCAAACCCGCTGCTGCTGTTGCCAGAATTTCTCCCGAAACCCAGCATCAACTAAAGTACACAACCTGTCAGTCCCCCATTTCCGATCCTGATCCACCTTAATGCGATCAATCTCAGCCAGCCATGATCCCTGCCTGATCTCAAAATCTGTTGCCGGGAAATCTGGCTTAACGCCACGGCTGGGTATGCGACTTTTGACCTGACCCACTTGGTTCTGTTTTGCGCTCATCTTTTGCCTCCAATCCATTAATCATCAATTCAATAAATACTTTACCAATTAACACCACACCACATACCACACCACAAACAACCCCTTATAGGGGTGTTTGTGGTGTTTGTGGTATATGTGGCACCACAACCGTACCACATCTGTGGTGTTTGTGGTATTTGTGGTGGATAACATTGTCAGTCATTGCATGACTCATTCATCAACCAATGCGGCCATCTTCCCAGCCTTAAGCAGCGCTTCTGCCTCAAATCCAGTGGTCAGATCCTTGCGGTTTGCCCAAACGCTGTTGTTCCTGATGGTCCCAAAACCACTTTTTATGACATGATCCTTGGCCCTTCCCCAGTACGTTGCCAGGTCTTTTGCGGACACATCGGACCCGATCATGGCCGTGAATTCGGCCTTCCACTGGTCCAAAGTGATGGTGTTTTTGCGCCCCTCTGGCGTGTCCATAATGGAGCCAAAGGTTTTAATTGCAACATTTAGTGACTTCTCGGCAATCTTCTGCTTTGCCCCAATTGGCTTGCTTTTTTCTGGCTTATTTTCTGCATCACTGTCCTTCATATCGCCAACCTCTGACGCCTCAATGACCAGACTGCTGCCGTTCTCCAGGCCCAGATCTGACCTGTCAATCTCCACCTCGATGGCCTCAAACCCGTAGTTCTGGCCGTCCTCACCGTCCTTTTGCTTGGACATGAGGATCAAACCTTTACGGGTTTGAGGGAACCTGATGATCTCCATCTGGGTATCCACCGCGCCCAGCAAACTGGAGTGTCCGCGCAGCCCTTTTGTCGTGTCCTTGCCAGCGTGGTGCAGCAGCATGAGTGAGCACTTGTATCTGTTCTGGATCTTCCCTGTGGCCTGGATGAAGGCGCCCATGTCATCGCTCGAGTTCTCATTTCCACCGCCAAACGCCCGTGCCAGGGTGTCGATCACGATCATGCGCAGGTCGACACCCAGCTCCTGCACCAGCTCATCGATGGCGACAATGAGTGCCGTGAAGTCATCAACGCTGGATCTGAGGTTGATTTGCGAGCGCACGACATAAACCTGCGCCCCATCTGGCGTGTTGTGGTGCTGCTTGATCGCGGCAATCCTGGCCCCGATACCGCCGTGACCCTCACCAGCTATGTACAAGACCGGCCCTGTGCCGTTGATCTCTTTGCCAAGCCACGGCCTGCCACTGGCGATGCACTCGGCAATGTCCATGGCAATGAATGACTTGAAGCTCGCTGGCGGTCCATACAGCGCCACAAAAGACTTCTCAGGGATCACGTCCTGGATTAACCAGTTGACGGGTTCGTCCTTGACTGACTGCCATGACTCAATCTTGAATGGCTTGTACGTCTTGTCGGTTTCTTGGTGGACGTTGCCTGGGGCGGTGATTCTGGGTTCTTTTGGTTGCTCAGGTGCAACCACTTCTGATGCCGCCAACAATCCTACCGGGTACGTTACATCATCCGCTGACGTGATGGGCTGGGCTTGCTTGGCGAGTTCCGCGAGCTGCTGCCGGGTGCCACCGTATTTGTTGACCCACTCCCATGCATCTTCTGTTGGATATATGACCGGCAGGTCCACGATCCTCAAGGACTTCACGACAGGTATCAGTGCCGCTGCCACCAACTTTGCGTACTTCCAACCCGCCAGGTCGTTGTCAGGCAGCATGACCACAGTGGCGCCAGCAAAGTACTGGGTTATTTCTTGCGGCCAACTGCCAGACCCAGCGTGAGCACTTGTGGCGATGGCGCCGATCTCCACCAGGGCATCTGCTGCCTTCTCCCCTTCCACCAGGTAGATGGCGCGTCCAGCAGTCTTTGCATTCAGCAGCTCGGGGAACCTGTACGGCACGATCCTGCAATCTCCCAGCGAGTACGACCTTGACCCGTCCTTGTTGATCCTGGCCTGCCTGTAGTCTTTGCCCTTGGCACTTTGAGTCTTGAATCTTTGCTTGACGAACAGGGGTTCACCGTCCTCGTCCACATAGACCCATTCGTGCTCAAGTACTTGCGGCGTGAGGGCTGGCAGTGGCTTTATCGATGCCAATGGATCGCGTTTCTCGATCTCTGGCAGCAAACCATAATCCCTGATGGCGTGAAACAACTCATGCTGATCGCAGCCAGAGTGACACTTGAACAGGGGTTTGCCGTCTTCGCCGTCACTGATTGACAGACTCGGGTTCTTGTCCCCGTGACCTTGTCCATGCGTTGGCAGTGGGCAACTTGCCAACCATCCTTTGCCAACTCTCTTTGCGTTGCCAAGCGCCTTTGCTATTTGTTCGGCTTGCATTTATTCTCCAATTTCTTGAGCCGTGCTTCCAATTCGTACACCCGCCGGGCCAACATGAGCACCAGCAGTTGCCAGAATTCTTCTTTTGATTCCATGAGGGAAAAAAAAGCCGGGGACAAAGCCCCGGCCCTTAATTCATTACGTCTTAGAACAAGTCCTCGTCAGAGTGAACGGGGATGGGCGCGGCGTGAGCAGCCTTTGCGGGTGCTGCTGGCGCAGGCGGTGGGAAGGGATCAAACTCATCAACTGGCGGTGTCTGCGCGTCCATGCCTGCTGGCCGTGCGATCCAACCTGTGATGGTGAAGTTTGGGATTCGGGTTGTGCCCTTGCCGATCTTCTCCATGCGCGAGCCTGTGTACTCGATCACTGGCAGCTTGTCAAAGTTTGTGTCGTTGCGCTGCTCAGAGCACTGCTTGTAGAGCTGCTCCAGGCCCATGTTGGGGCCGACACCGTTGCTGGACCACTCGACAGTTCCCAGTGCCTTGGAATAAAACACGATGGAGAACCCGCGCTTGTGGTTGGCAGTGGGCTGCGGACCCTTCTTGCCCAGGGCGGCATCAGGCTGCCAGTCCCTGACACCAACGCCCAGCTCGAGCCAGCCAGTTGTGACGTTGTCAATGTCAAAGACCACTTTGCCAAGTTGAATCTCTCCATCTTGATTGGTCCAGGCATTGGCCTGGGGAGAGAATCGAATGTAGGAGCCGGAGCCACCACCAGAGGACAGATTTAGCATTTTGCGTTCTCGCTTTCAAGGTTGTGTGTCATTGACACGGTTGGGGGAATGGGATTATTGGGCAATCTCAACGGCACGGCCTAGAGTCAAACCCGATGATTCTTTTGTGGTGAGGTCATCGACCATGGCCTTCTTGTCCTTGCCCAGCAGCTTCTCGGCCACCGCAGGCGTCACCATCTCAGTTAAGACCAGTTTGGACTTGTCGATGCCAGCGTCAGTGAGCGCTTGCAAGGCGGCATCCTCATTGGTCCATTTGCGTGTTGCACGCTTAGGGACCATCTGCCAGCCATGAATTGACTCACCATTCCTGATTCGTTGCACAGCATGGTCACGCACAGCGTCAATGAATTTCTCGACCACTGGCGCACGCTCCAAGAGGTCAGCAATCTGCTCGACTGAGAGCGAGAGCATGACGGCCTGGATCTGTTCCTTGTCCATGGTTCTGAGGTCTGGCTTGGCCGCAAGCACCTCAAAGCCTTTGCGTTGGGCAGGGCACACGATCTTGGCCGGGCAGTACTGACAGGCAGAGTCACTGGGGTTTGGTTGGGCGTCATCCACAGTGGCCTGGATGGCCGGGCGCAAGGTGTTTTGATACCAGTCAAAGAGTTCTGAGTACGTCATTGAGTGGCTGCGCACATCACCATGGTGCGGCTGGACAATGCGCAGCTCAATCTGCCCAGGCGGTGGGATGCCGTTCTTTGCGGCTGACCTGATGGCCCCCAAGGCGTAGATCTTGAGCTGGGGACTGTCAGCATCCACCCAGCCCTTGCCCGTCTTCAGGTCCGACACAATCAACTTGCCAGACCCCAGGCCCACAACGTCAGCAGTCCCGGCCAGCTTGACCTCGTCAGTGTCCACAATGGTGACGTACTGCTCGACTCTCACATGTCCCAGCTCATCATGGACCCGCTTG